ATCAGAAGGTACTAAGTATGGTTTTATAGCTCAAGAAGTTGAAGCGGTAGTATCTGATCTTGTTGATAATAAACATGGTCTTAGACAGTTTGATAAGGATAATAATTTAATACCACAAGATGAAAAGGCAAGAATTAATAAAGACGAAGGTACAACTGAGGCAAAAGCCGTTCATGCAACAGGTGTTGTCCCAATATTAGTAGAAGCATTAAAAGAGGCTTTAACAAAAATCGAGACACTCGAAACTAAAGTCTCCGCATTAGAAAGCGCATAAAGCTGACGGGTTAGTGATCTTACAATGAGGAGAAAGCTCTGCAAAGAGTAAGTATCTTCTTGTTTGATATTTAAATGGCATACATCGGTAGACAACTTGTACGAGGTCAGAATCGTGTTCTTGATGACATCTCAAGTAGTTTCAATGGAAGCACCACTGCTTTCAACTTAACGGTATCAAGTTCATCATCTCCTCCAGCGAGTGTTAACCAACTCTGGATAATCCTCGGTGGTATTTTACAGAAACCAGGTACAGACTTTACAGTAGCCGATGCTGTCATTACCTTTACGACTGCTCCAGCCTCTACTTTAAGTTTCTGGGGAATGATCCAAGGTGATACTTCGGACATCAACTCACCAGCAGATGCTTCAGTTACACCTTCTAAGATTGCTAATAGTGGAGATTTTGCTTTTCCAGCTGACGTTAGATTTAATGATGCCGATGGTTCACATTATGTAGGTTTACAAGCACCATCGACAGTAAGTAGTAATTTAGTTTGGACATTACCTGCAGCTGATGGTTCAGCTAATCAACTACTTAAAACAGATGGTTCAGGGGCATTAGGGTGGGCTTCTGATACTCAGTCAAACTTACTAGACGAAGATAATATGTCTAGTAATAGTGCTACTCAGCCTGCTAGTCAGCAATCAATTAAAGCGTATGCAGATACTAAAGCTGTATTAACGGGTTCGACTAATAATACTGTTTGTACGGTTACAGGAGCGAATGCTTTTCAAGGCGAAGCAACTCTAACTTTTGATGGTGCAAATTTAGGAATTACAGCAGCAAACGACACCGCAAAACTTACATTTCTTAGAACAGGTACAACAATTGGTGGAGTTATTCATACCAGAGATGAATCAGGAAGTAAAGGCTTAACTTATACCGCCCAAGATGGAAATAGTGCCGTACCTCAGCATTGTTTTCAAACTAATGATGGCTCGGCTATAACTGAAAGATTTAGGATCACACATGATGGGACAATTCATGTAAATAGCGCTGACTCTGCATCTGGTGGACGACTTTATGCTGCCAGCAGTGCGATGTATATTCAGTCTGGTAATGGAAGACAAACATTTAAGGTTAGTGATGGTGCTTCAGGTGTTAATAGAACATGGGAAATAACTACTGACGGAAATCTTAAAGCTCCTGATACTAAAGGTATTGACTTTAGTGCTTCTAGTAATCAGGCAGGTGTATTTACAGGAGGGGAAACACTTACTGACTATGAAGCTGGGACATACACGCCAAACTTGTTAGCTCACGGTGGGTCTTGGGTCACTGTCACATTAAGTAGTGGTAGTAAATACGGAAGTTACGTGAAAATAGGTAATATGGTTCATGTGCAAGCGTATTTCACCGATTTTCATGTGGATTCAGCACATGATAACGACTTAGT